AACCTGAGCCAGAACCTGAACCCGAACCCGAGCCAGAACCTGAACCCGAACCCGAGCCAGAACCTGAACCGGAACCCGAACCAGAACCTGAACCGGAACCCGAACCTGAGCCAGAACCTGAACCCGAACCTGAGCCAGAACCTGAACCGGAACCCGAGCCAGAACCGGAACCCGAACCTGAACCTGAACCGGAACCCGAACCGGAACCTGAACCTGAACCCGAATTTTCACTATATGAACCGGAACCCGAACCTGAACCTGAACCCGAACCCGAAATTGTATGGTTTGATGATGATAGTTTTATGAGAAATTCGAATGTCGTGTCTGAATCTGGATTCTTATATGCACATGAAATCTCGGGTCTTGTGCGTGCTGAACATTTCAAAACAGGTGATTATGATGAATATGGAATCTCTATTTTCGATGATGAAAACTATAATAATTTAATAGGAAAATTTACAATACTTCCATATGATGAAGTGCCAATATATGTTAAATTCGATCCACCATTTGATAACGAATCTTATGATCAAATGTATTACACAATCTATTCATTATGGAATAGAATAGCTGAAGGAACTGGAGCTACACAATATGTAAATGATAATACAAAAGTATTTATCGAATTACCAGACTCTTCTATAGATTATACAGGATATAGAGTACTATTTAAAAACGATTTAACACCTTATACCATAACTGATTATGATCAAACCAATAAATCTGCTAGTTTTGATCCTATTAAAGTATTTTATACAATTGACTCAAATGGTGTAGATTGGGAATTATACAAGTCCAGTTAGAATTATACAGTTACTACTAAGACTCAAATAGATTTCTTATCAGATTTTCCGCGAGTTTTGGGCGTCGCGTCGATGGCGTGGATTTCAACATTAAACGTTATTTCGCAAACAAAGGAGGGGGTGGTAACTGGTCCGGGGGGGACACGATCAGGACGTCGGCGCGTGACGCGTGACCTTTTTGTGCGGAGTTTTGCTTGTACATATATTCAAATATTTCAAATGAAGGTCTTATTACTTCTAATATATAGTCGAGAAATTCTTTTTCATTTAAATGGGCCAAATATAAGTTATTTATTATTTTTTCGCCGATGATGTGTTGCGGCGTCTCGACGTCATTTGGCGTAAGACGAGATGGCGGCGGCGATTCACCGAACTTTGCATCCCATTTATTACTCAATTTTTCATACAATGAGATATTTTTATTGTATATTATATACGAATCATCTGAAGATAACACAACATCCTCCGATAGCAACACGTCGAGTTCGAGGTCGTCGCTATCGATGGATGTTGTGTTATAAAAATATTTTTCAATTAGTTTATTAATATTATCAGAATATAAGTTTAGGTATTCGCTTGTATCGGCTATTCTCAAAATTTCATTAAATATTAAATAAAATTTTTGAGGGACTTTGAGACTATCGCCTTTGAGACTATCGCATAGATCATTATATAAGTTATATGTATATGTTTTCGTCCTCTTCAAACCGCGTGCTGTTATTTGTCCACTTGTTCGCTTTTTCGACGCGACATCTTCCATAAGTTCGTCTTTCGGTTCTTCCGGTGCCGGCGGCGGACGGGGCGGAAAATGTAGTCCTCGCCGCCAAACACCTTCCAGGACGCGGCCCCGTCCGGATGCGGCCCCGTCCGTACGGGGCGGTCCGGCACCAATCAGATTATTTTGATCAATTATTAATTCATATTTATTCTTATCATTGATTTCAAATTTTAATAATATTGTATTCTTAAAAAAATTTGATATATAACCCTTTTTTAAATTAGATTTTATATAATAAAATGTTTTGTTCCAAGTTTCTTCCAAAATAATGGATCGATAATTATTGGTTTGTATATTGTTAAATAATCTGAAATAACGTTCTCTTATATCTTTTAAAAGTTCCCATGCTCTTTTTTTAGATTTATGCATTGGTACGTTATCAATCTGAGGAAATCCTTCAAATGATGGTATTCTATCCTCAGAATCTTCATCAGTTTTATCTGGGATAACATATTCACCTGGGATAAAAGAATCTATCGATTTTGTTTCAGGACTTTGATCCGAAGTCGGCTTGACAATGTCACGTTTAATATCTTCTATAAATATTAAAAGTTCCTTTATTCTAGTTAAAATACTAAAGGATTTTGCAGAACAAATATTAGAACCATTTTTATACAGAAAAAATTTAAAAATGTCTGATGGTTTAAAAGTAGTCCCTGCCCCATCCCTACAGTTTCTTGGTAAATTACCCTCTACGAGTTTGCAATATTTAATCCAGGAAGACCCCATAGAACTGTTGGTGATACTACTATGTAAATCTCCTATTTTTGGTGTATTCTTACTTTTTTCTATGTCTTCTTTAAAATCATCATTCAATTGCTCAAAAAATTCTTCATTATACACGTGATCCATAATACGTTTATAAATTTTAAACTCGTTATTAAATTTTGTAATATTTTCTTCTTCGTCTTCAAAATCGGGAAATTTGGTTGTCAAAATAATTTCGGTGTTTTTTTGTTGTTCTTTATTTTTTTCCAACAATTCAGTTTTCAAAAATTTATTAGTTTTTACTTTACAAATTTCAAAATTTAAGTTACGTATCATCGATTCATCATCTTTTATATAAATATAATATTCTTCAGGTGTTTCTATACCATTAATTTTAATATTAACAGTACAGATTGGCTCATTCAAAACAGAATTGTTATTCAATTCTGAATTGTTATTCAATTCTGAAAGATACTCCTTTTTTTTTTTAATTATTAAATCCCATTTGAAAGCGTTAAATTTTGGTTCAAATTTTAAAAAGATTTCATTATATATATTTTTTTTTGGTAAATATAACAAAAACTTTTTTTTACACTCAGAATTTTCTTTTAAATAATTATGGTGTACATTTAATATTTCAAACACGCCATTTATTTCTTCAGCAATTGTTGATATACTTAGAGGTCTTTCGCCAGTATACAATAGTTCTGGACGTAGTTTATCAGAACCATTACTATTTTCAAATGCTATTTTATTTATTTTTGATAAAATAAGATGAGAACGATCACCACAAAATTTTAATACTCTCAAAACATATACTAGGTTTTTTTTCAGAATTCCTTTATCCATATGTGTTTCTGGATATGTATCATAAAAAATCTCAGTTATTCTTTGAATGCAATATATAGTTTCTTTTGTGGATTCGGTAGATTCATTTCCACGTGGTACTATATGTTCACTTTTGTAGGTGGAAGGGCAATTTTTTCTGAGTACACTTCTAATTTTTTTAGCAATTTCACTTTGACTTATTTTGAATTTAAATGAATGTTTTCGTTTGTCTTCCGTACGTCTCAACAGATGATTATAAAAAGGATCAGTAAAATTGAGATAATTTTGTAAATGTGTTCCAATAAAAAGTTCCCTTATATTTTTAATTGCATTGAAAACTTGGCCATCATTATCATTGAAAACACTGGTAGTTTTGTTGGGATTCTCAAAATCAATAAATTGACAAGTAGGTATATATGATGAACCACCCTCTTCTATATTTGTAAAAAACATTGAAAATAGAAATTGAATTCCAAAAGACCATTGTATTGGATTTTTTGGTTCCGAGCATTTTGCACAATAAGCAATAGTAGCATACCATAAAAAATTCAAAAGAATTATATTTTTTTTTTCATGTGTGGGATCATTAATAAAATAAGGGAAACCGTCACTGTACGTATTTTGTAAATACGTATATAAAGGTAAATCAGAACGTGTCAAAGCATCATCGCAGTCTCGACATTCTTTTTCTTCTTTGCACAAACTATCATAGGGACAATTCTTAGAGGTCTTTTCTTTATATGCCTTATATTTTTTTAAAGAAGGTGTACTCGCGGAGTCTAACAGTGCAGACAAACCTAATAAATTTGGACCCCACCCATAATCTTTAAAAATAGCATACTTATCATCCAATGAAAGTAATGTTTCACGGTCAATAACTTTTATATCATCCTTAAATTTTTTACGCATTTCTATGTATTGTGGGTTAGTGACATTGATGTTTTTAGTGACATTGATGTTTTTCGGTATCCAGAGATAATCCTCAAAATCTTTTGGAGCGTATACTGGATTAATACCATCGTGCATAGTATCTTCTTCAAAGATAGTATCCGTATCTCCTTCGTTCTTTTTTAAAACTGGTGAAGTATTAAAAAACCATTGTGTTTTTAAGTTGAGTAAATTATTTATGAAATTTTTGATTTGATTATTATCTGTAGATGTAGCCCCACCCTTTATTTTTTTAACTGTTTTTTTGTGTTTTTTACTTCTTTTGGAGATACATTTTTTTGATTTACAAATTTTAGATTTTTTTGATTTAACATTCTTTTGTTTTTTTTTTGGTTTATTTTTTTTAGGACCAACTTGTTTAATTCTTGATTGGTTATAAAGTGTAACTGGCATTATTAAATAAATAATTATATAAATTTAAGAACTAAAACTCAATCCTGCCATACCAGACATTATTCTTAATATATTGTAATTAACTGCATATACATTAATATTGAATTTGTATTCGTGTTGGAGGGTTTCATTTGAGGATGTATTGTTTTCTACAGAATATACATCTACAGTTTCTACTTCTAATTGTACATTTTTTATTCGTGACATATTACATGCTCCAGACGGTTGATATTTTGTAGGATCTAATGAAAAGGAATACATATGCACACCTTTTTTATCTAATTTAACATCGTGTTGATAAGGTTGAACATGCTCAAAATACATTTTTTCCATTGATGCGTATCTTTCGATACCATTAAACAAAAGTCTTGTGGATTCTATTATATTTTCTTTATAAAAATGATAATTAAATTTAGTTGGCAATTCAGCTCTATCTTTTTCTGTGTAATTAATAGAACCAAACTCATTTGTAGGGGAGAGTTGATTTATTATAGGTGAACCGTCTGTTTCTGCTAACTCATAAAAAAGAACATCTTGGTTATCAGCTCCAACAAACTCTAAATAACTGTCCGATCCCGGTGGAATAAATTCATGTCTCCAATTTGTATAATTATTATGAGCATTTACTTCAGTTACAATATCATCCCTTTGTCCAAACCAAACAAGGTATTTTACAGGATGTTCTAATTCAAGATTTAACGTCTTTGTACCAACTATACCCATAAATTCTTTAAGATTCACTTGTTCTATCAAATATTCATGAGAATTATTTGAAAATCTTGTACGTTCTTCTTTATCAAGATATATGTAATTTACAAGAAGATGAGCATCCATATTCCAACCTTGAATGTTTGTATTACCATCCCCTAAATCTGTGTTTCTTACAAAATCTTCACTCTTATTTCCCGTTATAAAATTGCCAATATGATGATGCGATTCACTAGAAAGTGGTCTGCGTCTTTGACCCCTAACCGCACTACCTATATTATTTTTAGTCTCAATAATTGTATATAATTCAGTTATTTTTCTCAATTCTATCTCAATATGAACTTCATGATATTGAAGAGATATTAATGGCAATGCTAGTCCAGGATTTGTAGTAAACCAAAATGGAAGAGGTACATAAAGTGTTCTACCAGGAATAGATGGAGGTTGTAAATAAGGGTTTGCGGTAAAAATAGTAACCTTTGTCGCATCTTGTGGATTTGTATGTAAATATGGAGATAGGGTAGAAGTAGGATATGTACCTCCATTAATACCATTATATTGAGGCATAAACACGTCTGCTACATTGCCCGTCATATGATCATAATGCGATTTTGTAGCATGATCCCCGAATATTTCATGCCAAATCTCAATCCACTCTCCGTACATCTCACTAATCTTGTTGCCCCCAATAGATATATTGGTTTTTTTGATCATATTCGTACCAATTGAGGATATCCACCAAAATTTATAGTCAATATCCGTTTCTGAATCATAACCAGAATATATATCTGGTAAATTGATAACAAAATACATTTTGCTTATAAGATCTCCACTTCTTGGAATTTTACACCTAAGTTGTACATCGAGATCAATAGATAATTCACTTGTTCCTTCAAAATCAACTCTGATAGCATCCATTGAAAAATTCGTATAACGTCTATAAACAGCTTTAAAGAAGGTCATTTGTGGATTTCCATTTAAATATTGATTTTGTGCACCATATGCTGATAATTGAATTAACCCTCCGGCCATACTTATAAATATAAATAGAAGATTCCTTATATAAACATAATAATGTTACCATTTGAGAAAAATTCAGAAAAGATAGTTAATCTTATATTAAATGCAAACGAGACAGGTAAGGTCTTAGGATATTTTGAAAAATTTCAAATAGAAAATAATAAATCATCCGAATTTATTCTATTTTCATTAGTGACACAATCTTATAAACAAATTACATTGCGTATGAATAAAGACACAATTGATACAGTACCTGAATTGCAAAAAATTTTACTAATTAATCACGTAGAAACAGCCGAATTATTGTTTAATAAATTAAGTAACCAGTCTAACCAGATTTCAAGAGAGACATATTTAGATTTCCTCTCTAAATTAGAGAAAGAAACACTTCAAAGTTATTTCAATAATTTTTTTGATTTCAAAAATACAGAACCCAATAAAAAAAAGGATATGTACACAGATAAATCTTACTATTTCCTGATTGTAAATTTTTTTAAGAATGTAATTTATTTTGTTAAAAAAGCGTGTTCTAACATTTTCCAAGATCGTAGAGACTTTGGTATGTTTTTAAAAAATGATTGAGAATACAGGTGTTAAATAAAGTAATAAATACCAAAATAAAGTGATTATGAGTACATATATGGATAATCAGAAAGGTTATGTTTTAGATAGAACTCATATTTCTAGGTTAGTTTACATATATATTTATGTAGAAGAGACAAACAGCGTATTCTGGTATGAATGTGAAGCTTCTAGATTAGTTCCCAACCAAAATGTGAATATATCTAGAAATATTACAATAAAAAATGCAGAACAAGAAAAACCAAAGAAGAGTCCATGTTGGATTCAAGGAGTTAGAAATTGGTATGAAATTGACAATGAAATAGATATTGAACCAGATACTATTTGCTTTGAAAAATCAATATTAGGGGGGAGATTAAAATTGAGTAGCAAAACAATTTGGGGAAAAAATTCTAAAGGAATGCGTAAATATACATTTATCCCACATTTAAGAGGATATCCTCGCTATTGCGTTGCATCCTCACACAATCCCTCAAAAAACGATATGTATGTAAGGGTTGAAATACAAAAATGGAATGAAAATGAAACTATGCCTATGGGAATATTAGTTGAAGATATAGGTAGCGTTAATGATCCATCTTGTTTTGAAAAGGTACTTAGATTTGGATATTGTACTTTACCACGTTCGCGAACTAAAATTCATAGATCTTGGAATAAACTCTTATTGTCCGATGAGAATATTCAATTAAAAAAAGATGAGTCTATCCAAGTACCAGCAGAAGAAGATTGGACAAAATATGATACGTTTAGTATAGACCCAGAAGGATGTAAAGATGTTGATGATGCGTTATCATATAATAAAGAAACCAATGAACTTGCCATACATATTGCCTCTCCTACTGAAACATTCAATGATGGCACTCAATCAATTGAACTGCACAATGTTGCAAAACACCAGTCTGAAACGATTTATCATAGTACAATTTGTAATCTGTTACCTAATAAATTAGTAGAAAAACATTCTCTTTTAGAAAAGGAAGAAAGAGATTGTTTATCAGTAATATTTGGTCTAAATGGTAATATAAGGTTGGTAAAATCAAAGGTATGTGTGAACGAAAACTTGACATATGAAAACTCTAGTGACCGTGTTAACGATATTAGCGAGGGTATCAGTACTATATTTAATATTGAAAAACATCTGTTATCAGACATTCATGAGTTAGTAAGTTTATGTATGATCAAAGCAAACGCATATGTTGCAAATTGGTTAATCAAAAATAGAGGAAACAAGAGTATTCTAAGAGTAGCCGAAAAAGGTGAACGAGCATGGTATATGTTTTATGATAAATCAAAAGATATGAGCCACAACTCTCTAGAACTGAAAGAATATACACATTTTACTAGTCCATTACGTAGATTTGCAGATCAACTTGTTCATAGAAGTATTCTATATGATTATCATGCTACTCATTTGGAACTTATGTTTGTTAATAGATCCAAATTTCTAAGAGGACACATGGATACTGAATATTATTTAACAAAACTATTCAAATTAGAAGAAAAGTCTGAAAATACAGATGTTATTTCACTAAAGGGAACGATTATTGATATGAATTCTCATTATGGGAGAATACAACTCAATGATAAAGTATTGTCAATACCAATCGTTAGCAATATAATAGTTGATTATTTCAATATTGAAATCGTAAATGAAAAAATAAGAATAGAGTATATTCCAAATCCTACTATGTATTTTGAATGTAACATTGGAGATGAATGTATATGTAATTTGAAATGGAATTCAGTAGAAGGTTTGGAAGGTTTTCTATATGAATGGGTTCAACCTCCTATTCAAAATTGGGTTAGAGAATTAATTAAATAAAAATTTTACTTGGTATAAATAATGGCCAAAAAAAAATTAACAACAATGAAAGCTATCAACAGAAACAAATCTAAAAAAAAAATGAATATGCTATCTAAGAAAAAATCTAAGAAGCGGAGCAATAAGAAAGGCAATAAGAAAGTCAATAAGAAAGGCAACAAAAAAGTTAGTAATAAAGAAGGTAAAACGGAATGCAATATAAATTCTCAAATGGGATTTATGAATGTTTATGAGATACCTGAATTAAAAAGAATAATCACACAATATTCTTATGAACCAAAAGAGCATGTTGTATATCAAGGTTATACAGATGATACAATTGAAAAATTCAAAAAAAAAGGAAATGTTCACGATACAATATATTATTGTACAGACAATCAAATGGGATGTGTGAGGTATAGAATAATTATGAATGAGAATAATGAAAAGGATATAGAACAAATTTGGTCAGCAATGGATGAAGGATACTTTTAAAATTTAATTTAAAAATAAGTGGTACAAGAAATACATTTCTGATATGTAAATGCGTCATATTTATTATAATTACGAAGAATGGAAAAAAGAACTTAGACCATGCGATATCATATTTTTTACCGGAAAAGGTATAAAGGCGACTTGTCTTGATATTTTTCAGGAGAATCATTTGAATATAAAATCCTCTTGGGTACATGTAGGTATCGTATGTCCTAAATATTTTTTTGAATTTAAAAATAAAAAGGACGAAGAAACCTATATAATAGAATCAATGTTAGCAGGTATGAGTAGCATTAAAGAAGTTGAAAATAATGAAATGGAGAATGGACTTCAAATTAGAAATTTAAAAGATGTAGTTGAATATGAATTAAGCAATGGTGCATCAATCGCATGTTTCAGATTAAAAGATTCTCCGTTCAAATTTACTGTTGATGAAGAATCTGAACTCGATAAAAAAGATTTAATAGACTATGTTTATGAAAATAAATACAGAAGAAGAATAGAATATTTTTGGAAAAATCATAGTTTAACGTCATATAATTGCAATTGTGGAAGAAGTATTGGATTAGGAATACCCTTTTTAAGATCAAAAAAAAGAAGAAGATTATTTTGCTCTGAAACAATAGTGCGTTTTTATCAAGGTTTGGGTTTTATAGATTTGGAAGTTGATCCTGAAAAAGTAACACCCGGAGAATTAGGTAAATGGTGTGGAGATATTATAGGTGATACACCATTTAATGCTGAACCTTATTATTTGTTGCGTAAACCTGAATTGAATAGACAAAAAAGTTTTAAAAAAAGATGGTGGATTTGTGGAGCAATATGTATATCGAATATAATATTAATGATGGGAAGCAGTTGAATTATATTTTGTAATAATTTGAAAATATAAGTGTACCGTTTCTATAGTAAAAAATAAAAAAAGAGTTAGTATATAATAATATGAATACTCAACAAGCTGTAGTCATTGTATTTATGACTGGATTACTTTTAGTTTTAATTGCAGTTGGTTTTACGGCATTTGAAGAACAACTTAAAAACCCTATTTTCATTCGTTATACATTAATATCTGTATTGATGTTAGCATGGTTATTAGTTGTATTTGTAGGAGATTTATATATGATGTATAATCAAATAAGATATGATTTAAAAAATTATCAAAAGCAAAATCATGAAATCATCATGAAACGATATGTAGATGCGAAAGCTTCGTGTCCTAAATAAAGTTAGCGTTCATCATCGTCGTCAGGTACATCTCTATCACATTGTATTCCACACGCTTTTATTTTTTTACACCTTGAATTTTGTATTTGGGCTATTATAGATATAAGAGAACATGATGCAATTGATAATAAAGATACCGGATCTGTCATTGTATTTAACTGGAATTTATTCGATATGTTTTTAAATAATGTTACCAAATAACATTAAAAAAAAGATATCCAAACTTATCGATTATGGTAATGAATAAATTTTATCAATATCACATGTTTCATTGGTATTTATTAAAAATTCAGTAAATATTTCATGAGAGAGTTGATCTCTTGGGTTTGTATGTGAAACAAATCTAGATATATGTTTATAAAGACCAAATCCATTTAATTCTAACAAATTTCTATCATTATCATCAGTACACCATTTATATAAAAGTTGTCCAAGTGGGAATGAGTCTAAATCATTCCATTTATCTTCATAATCTTCCAATATAGAACAAGCAAATCTCGAAAGATCAAAACATGGAGAAGGATTTACTTCCTTTTTTGTAACTCTATCATGTCTTATATATTCATCAAACTCACTTGAAGTTGAAGATATATCACTCCATGTATCATCTTCATAAGGATACGTATATTGTCCACCCGCTTCATTCTTCTTTTCAAATACATCGCCAAAATATATGTTGTCATTATATGTAAATGTTGCTCTCCCAAAATCAATTATTTTCATAATATACCCATATGTCGGTATTTTGTATATTTTATCATTTACCTTGTAGTATAAATATTCAATGTCCGTTTTTTTACCCATAATGTTTTGGATATGAAGATCATTGTGGACAAAATCATATTTATCATTCGCATATGTGAGTGCAAAACATATTTGAAATATCCATGAAGTCATTTTTCTAATAGTTAAATTTTTACGTAAATAACGAAGATATCTCTTAACAATAGATGGTTCGTATAATATAGATAATGTATCATTAATTTCATTTGAAATTAATTCATCGAAGGTATATTCGAATTTCTCCATCATAACAATTTGAACAGGAAGTCTAGGATATGATGCACTTACATTGGGTTCGTTTGATTCAGTACTAGACAATGAGAGTAAATCATCATCGTCATTCGCCATTGATTCAATCGCAATTTCTTCAAAATCTGTTTTTTCTAATTCTTGCTTTTCAATATCCAATATTAATTTATTTTTAGATATTGCATTTTTGAACCAATCTTCTCTTTTATATGCAGAATATTCCTGAGTAATATCTTCATTATACTCTGATACAATTCCATTGTAAACACCATAAACACTTCCAAAGTGAGGACATACATCTTCCTCTGTTAATCTACCTAATATTATAGAACACAATGAATCAATATACGCTGTATTTTGTGGATTTTGTATCTTGAGTGCAGTGTTTTCTTGTCTATGATTTTTTGTAGGCAACCATGGAGAAATATGGTTATCTATATACTCACCTTGAATCAAAGATGTTGTATCTAATATTGGTGTACATTTTAAAAAAAAAGGAATTTCCTCGGTATCTTCATTTTTTGTGGATATTGTGCCAATATTTTCATTTATATCTACCACATCTATAAGTGTTTTATTTAAAATTATTGTGTTCCATTTAGAGTAAGGTATTTTTTTCAAAGTATGAAGAGTCGGATAATAACTCTGTAAATTATCAATTTCCATTGGACCATTTCTTAAAAATTCTTCAACTTTCAGGTTTCTTTTTTTTACAATTTTACACTCTGTCATAATGTTATTTTATTATTTTTTAGAATTGTGTTTTTAAACGTATTACTAACATTGTTCAAATTCAGGTGCGTCATCTCCGAGTGATTGTAATTTGCTTAGCATATTACCATCATTAAAATCAACATTTACAATATCATTATTGTTAAGTGAATCCAAGTCAATATTCATTAGTGTTTTAGAATCATCTATGTTCACTTCCTTTATTTGTTGTGATGGTGAAGAATTGGAAGTACAAAATAATGAAACTTCTGGTTTTGAATCATTTGAAGATTCAGTTGATATTAGTTTACATGTTGTAGAAGCCATTATATCATTTTTGTTATTATCAGCGGCGTCATCTGTATGTTTTTTTGCTAGGTTCGATTCAGATATAGGTGTGGTTAAGGTGTTATTTAAAACAGCAGCGGCAAGTGCGTTTTTTTCAATATTTTCAAAAGAATTTTTTATAGGTTCATTCTTTATTACTGATATTTTCTCGTCTAAATTGTCAGTTTCATCACTATCTTCTGTTTCTTCAAGTAATTCACTATCAAAAGTATTTAAATGATCACGCAACATCTCCTTAACAGGTAACATATCTCTTACTGTTTCACCTATTGAATTACATATGAGCTCTTCACATTTGTTATAATTTTGTTGATATAAACACGAATCTGATGTTTCTTGAAACAAATAAGCGTGTTTCCAAATTTCTCTTGCTATTTCAATAAAACATTGATGTAAAAAATCTTTAATTTCAGGAATATTAATATTTACTTTCTTTGGTGGATTTTCTGACCTGATTGTAGCAAGTATTTTTGTGTGTAAAATGAATACCGCAGTAACAAGATCCTCTAACCAATCGCATTTGGTTGATGATATAATCTCATCCATAAACTCCGTCTTTTTATTATCATCCCAATCTACTATATCACTTAACATTTCCTGAAAAGTAATTAAGATTTTATCATCTTCATGATAGTTTAAACAATTCTCTTTAGCTTCTTCATAAATTTTTAATATAGATGCCATATAAGACTTTTTTAAATGACGAATTAGCTTTTTTGTGTAATCACTTTTAGCATCGACAAGACACGGAACTGAATATATTTCCATTTATAAATTAATACTATAATTTTGACAATGGTGATTCCGCAATCATTCTATACAGTGTAAAATATGAATCCTCCGTTAATCTCGATTTATTAATACAATCTGATATGATATGAACGTATGTTCTATCAATTTTTTTCTTGTCAATATGATATTTAATTAAAAAATAACCTATTGTTGAAATTTGATAACTATTTGAAAATAATTCTTCAATAATATTTTCTATCGAGCCTGGGTCTTGATTTATTCTTTCAAACCATGAAGAAATTTTAGAGTCATAATTATTTTCATGAATAATTACATTGCTTTCAAAAGATTTTTTATCTATTTTAGAATAAGTCATATGAAGAAATTGTAGTATTAATGTTGTCTTACGAAGATCTCTACTACAACCTTCAAAAATATACTTTAATGTTTCATTCGTACATTTAAGTTTTTCATTTTTTTTAATTTTTTGAAGGTATGGATAGGTAAATTTAAAACTAAGTGGATTAAATTGAATATAAATACACTTGCGAAGAATGCAAGATGAGATTTGTTCTATTTTATTACACAAAAAGAAAAATATTGTATTACATTTATCTGTAGAACAATTTGATAAAGCATGTATAAACATCTTTTGTTCTGAAAATGTAAACGAATCAACTTCATCAACTAGTATATATTTGAACGGATGGTCAGATGATCTATTGATAAAATGATGCATCTTCTTTAAAATGACGTTTTGTGAATAAGATTTGGTTTTTGTATCAAATGTAAATACCGAATTTTTTGGAAATTTTAAAAATAATGCACGAACGGCGGATGATTTTCCTGTTCCGGGTGGACCATGAAGAATAAGGTGTTTTTTTTGAGAACCATAGAGTTGAACACTTTCAAAACTTATTTTATTTCCACATACATCTTCTATATTTTTGGGACGATATTTCTCAGTCCATGGTAACATTGTTAATCTTAATTTTTATTACAATTATTTGTTTATATTAAAGAAGAATTAATTCAATTAGAAAATCTATTTACAACATTTGTATGACTTTCTATGATACTCAGATACACCATGTAGTTTTATTCCATCTAAATGTTTTTTAGTACCATAACCCATATTGTTTAGTAAATCGTATTTTTCATCGAGACTTGGGTATTTATCACATAATTCTATTATATGATTGTCGTGAGCAACTTTTGCAAGTACACTTGCTGCACCAATGGAAATGTAATTAGCATCTCCATGTGGTACACAAGTGTATGGTGACCATTCATCTGTTTTTGAACAAAAATATGGTTTGAACTGTGTACCATCTACCAATATATGATTATATTCATGTGTCAAATTATCAAGAGCACGATGCATTGCTGTGAAAGTAGCTTGAAGAATATTTTGAGAGTCAATCTCAATTGGTTCTGCAAAACCTGTGGCGTAATCAATTGCATTATCTTCAATAAATTCCTTCAACAGTAATCGTCTTTTGTGAGGTATTTTTTTACTATCCCATGTTTTATACGAGTGACAACGTATATCTTTCAACTCTTCATAAAAATCAGTAAGATCCCTATTGTTCCATATAACAACTCCTGCATACACTCTTCCTATAAGAGACCCCCTGCCCGCCTCGTCAACTCCTACCTCTAAAAGATTTTGTGTATGAAACACATCCATACTAATTATCATTTATTTTGATTTAATAATCATTAACTGTTGTCAACTTCAATTTTGAGTAACGTCTCGTTGAAGTTCATTTTGTGTTGACGCTGACGTCAGCATCCATGTTGAAGTTTAAATTGTTTTTTTTTGTATATAATCCGAAAATTTTATCGAATTCTGAATTTGGTTTTAAATAAGTTACATATTTAAGTTCCAAGTTGAAGTTTTTTTATTTTCTATGAGACTATTAATCAATGCCTAATAACATGTTGGCGGCGGAGAACATGCTTGTTACAAAAATACAAGTTCATTGGAGAAATTATGTTTCTAATAAATTGAACGAGTATTTTCATATTATTTTGTACACCTTTGCACTACATTTGGATAACCTTAAAATATATTCACAACAATTTTATGATTTAAATAAAAGATTTGCTATCCGTTTAAAAAATAAGGAAACTGTTACTAAAGAAAATTTAAGGGAAGATATAGAATTGATAATTTCTTTACAAAATACTTATGGGTGTAATTCATATATTGACAAGTATTTTGTAGAAAAGTTAAAAAATACTAAATTAAGACATTTCCATTATAAAAAAGAATTGTTACATAGAAGCTTTATTTTTGTTGAATATTTCGATAGCGACGGAAAAAACTCTGTGAATGATTTTAGTGCAATATATAATACAACTCAACTCAAAGATTTTATTTATTCTAATGAATGTTTGGAAATAAATGCATTTGGAATATTAGGAAAAGGATACTTTATAGAAGATTCATATAAAGTACTTATTAATTCTCCTTATACTTGGTATAAAAAAGACAAATTATTAAAATATGTTGAAAAACAAACTGATAATAAAAAATTCCTTGAAAATTGGTTAAAATATAAATTATGTTTCTATAATTTATTATGTGATACGTCTGTTACATTGTTAGATAAAATAAATACTAATTTGGAGTCATTTTTAGCCGATAAGAAAAAAATGGTTCCTGTTTTAGTAAAAGATTTCCTAAGCTCTACACCATACACACAATACAACATTTTATCATTGATGTTTTTAGGTGATGATAAATGTGAATTTATGGGAATGCTCTTATTTTCACTCATTGAAAGAGAAAGTTCAATGAAAAGTATAACCGAAGTTATATACAATCATTTGCCTTTACAAACCAGAAAAATACTAGATGAACGAGAATCTAGACCAACTAAACAAATTGACTCATTAATGCCTTCGGAAATAGATTATGAACCACGTATATGTGCATTGGATGTATCTGATTCTGTTAAAAAAAAAGCAATTGAAAAATATAGAGAAATACAAAATAAACAAGGAGATATAAGTAAACCACAACAATATCTTGACAAATTATTAGAAATACCTTTTGGAATATACAGAGAAGAATCATGTATAATACAATTACAAACATTTATAGACAAAACAAAACGTTTCTCTGAAGAATATGATTCGGAAAAAATATTTAAACCAAAATCTTGGTTTGAATTAGAAAAATTTTTCAATGTTGAAAATGAATTTAATATTTTAGTCCATTATGGCAAAGATAATATAATTCCTCTAATTCGTGCTTTTAAAAAAAATTTAAATATCAAATCTTTAGAATTCAAAAAAAATGGTAAAAAATATGTACTACAAGTTACAAAAAAATCAATCGATACAATATGTTCTGATATGGAATATTATATATCACAATCATCATCCAAGATTAAAGAATGTTTGTCAAATTTGATTAAAAATCTACTTAGACATACACCATATAATAACATCTTAGAAGAATGGCATCACGTTAGAAGACTCGTGCGTGATGATCAGAAAAGAATCCGTAACGTATTAGATGAAGCAATATATGGACAAGACAGAGCAAAACGTTGCATAGAACAAATAATCGGACAGTGGATGACCGGAAATAAAAAAGGATATTGTTTCGGGTTCGAAGGACCACCTGGTACAGGAAAAACATCAATAGCCAAAGAAGGTATATGTAAAATACTTCAAGATACCGATGGTAGTTATAGACCTTTCAGTTTTATAGCATTGGGGGGATCTTCTCACGGATCTTTATTAGAAGGACATGGATATACCTATTCTGGAGGTACATGGGGACAAATTGTAAATATATTAGTTAATTCAAAATGTATGAATCCAATAATATTTATAGATGAATTGGACAAAGTTAGTAAAACGGAACACGGTAAAGAAATAATAGGTATTCTAATACATTTAACAGACCCTTCGCAAAATGATACCTTTAGTGACCGTTACTTCGCAGATATACCTCTTGACCTTTCAAAAGCAATATTTATATTCTCATACAATGATATCTACAATATAGACCCTATATTGAGAGAAAGAATACATCGTATTCAATTTACACACTTTAGACATGAAGAAAAATGTGTAATATGTAACGAATATATATTACCAAAATTATATCAAACAGTTGGACTATCGAAAGAGGATGTTATCTTAAATGATGATGTATTATTGTATATCATAAAGAATTACACATTTGAAGCAGGACTCAGAAGAATATCACAATTATTACTAGAAATATTACGTGAAATTAATTTACAATTTTTAAATAATGAAAAACAAAGACCTCTAACATTAAGCTGTGAAGATATTAAAGACAACCTATTAAAACAATATACATTTGTTCAATACACAAAACTATTAGATGAACCACGAATAGGTTCAATTAATGGACTATTCGCAACATCTGTAGGTATGGGTGGAATAACTCGTATAGAAATTCAACAATATTCAGAATTATCAGGTAAAGATACAAAATTTGAAATAACAGGTCATTTAGGTAAAGTGATGACAGAAAGTATATCCGTTGCAAAAACAGTTGTTTATAACATATTGTCCGAAAAAACAAGAAAAGACATTGCTATTAAAACAAAAGAGCTCGACTATCATATTCATTGTTGTGAAGGTGCCGTTCCAAAAGATGGACCATCCGCAGGAACAGCAATATCAGTTGCCATGCTTTCTTGTATATTGAAAGTCCCAATATCTAATAAAATTGCAATTACTGGTGAAATAGATATCCATGGTTATATGCATGCAATAGGTGGATTGTCAGACAAAGTATGGGGGGCACAATTAGCTGGAATTGAATATGTATTTTGTCCAAAAGAGAACGAAGAAGATATGAATAGAATATTAGATAAAGTTTGGTATACAGGATCTACGAAAATTATATTGGCAAATCATATTTGTGATGAAGAATTAATAACTAAAGTCTTTACAAAGAATATTAAAAACAAATTAATAAAAAAATAGGATGTTAATGAATGACAATGTAACTCATGTTTTATCTATAGATGTTGGTGTCAAAAACCTAACATATTCATATATTAGTTTGTACTCTGAAAAGGAATTTTATATTAATAAATGGGAAATAATTGATGTTTTATCTTTTGGTCAATCCGAAATTAAACAATTATGTAACAATTATAACAAAATGACTAAGAATCAACTTAAAGAAGCTATATTGAAAGAACAAATAGTTGAAGATGTTACAACTTCTGAATTTAAAAAATTTAAAAAAGACGATTACAAAGATATTATAAAAAAATATCTAAAAGAAAAAGGATTAAAAACAAGGAAAAAAGATGCAAACTTATCAATTGATGATCTTGGTATCAAAGTTATTGAAATGTTAGACAAAAAATTTGATAAAATCATAGAAACAATAGACTATGTACTTATAGAAAATCAACCTTGTATGAAAAATCCTAAGATGAAATCATTACAAATGATTATTATGACTTATTTTTTATTGAAAAAAATACAATTAAAAAAGAATACAATTGTAAAATGTGTACCTGCAAATCTTAAAATGAAATATTGTATTTTACGTAAATATATAGATAGTAAACCAAAAAATTACAATGACACGAAAAAAATGTCATGTTTTGTTGTAGGCAAATTGCTTGAGAATATGTCAGATTTACCAAATAAAGAATTAAGAGAAAAAACTATTTATAATATTGAGAATATATGGAAAAAAAGCCAAAAAAAAGATGATCTAAGTGATGTTGTTTTACAAATGTTAGGTTTTTTTTATAAAAAAAAATAAAATTTACGTTTAAACGCAAATCAATAATTTGTTATCACATGTCATATGAGCGGTCTAGAAGAAATAGATTTCACCCCAACAACTAAAATAGAAAAAATAGAAACCCCACAACCAACAAACCCTATAAATTTAGATGATACTAATACACCAAATCCCGTTAATATTGAAAAATCTAGTTCAAGTGCAAGGTTACAAGATTTAGATCTATTGATGGATCCTGAAAAATCAAGACCCAACTCTCCTAGAGAATTGAAAAATAACGACACACAACACCCCCCACCACAACAACCACCACGACCACCACAAATAAAAACCTTTGAAGATGTAAGTGGTTTCAGAAAAACACCATTTAAAATACCATCTAGAACATTTAAAAAACCGGATAATCTTGAAGTTAAAAAAGAACCCGTCGTTTTAGAAGAATTAAAAGAATTCGATTCATTTGAAATGAATATAGAAAATGTAAATGTACCAAAATTAGAAGAAAAAATAAATATTAACACCGAACCTCCAAAAGATACTCCTGTTTTTTTTAATAATCAAAAAAGTATATCAGAAGATACTGGACTTGAGAAACAAGATTTATTGTTTAAATTGAAACGATTTGAGATGAGAGGTATCCCTTTATCAAGAAAATTTAGTCTTAATTCAAGTGTTGATGATATGAGAGAAGAATTTTTACGTATTAAAGCCCAACGAGATATTGAAAATAGTGTACGTTTCCAAAGAAAAACAATGATGGCAATGGTCTCGGGTTTAGAGTTTTTGAATTCTAAATTTGACCCATTTGATGTTAAATTAGATGGTTGGTCTGAAAATATACATGAAAGTATTAATGATTATGACGAAGTATTTGAAGAACTTCATGATAAATACAAAACTAAAGCAAAGATTGCACCTGAATTGAAATTGTTAATGATGTTGGGTGGAAGTGCTGTCATGTTCCATATGACAAATTCACTATTTAAAAATTCAATGCCGGGCATGGAAGATATACTAAAACAAAACCCCGACCTTATGAAACAATTTGCATCCGCTGCTGTAAACAGTGCTGCACCTGACGATACTGGTTTTCAAAACGTTATGGGTGACATGATTAACGAGCATACGAATGCAAGAATGGCACATCGTCCAGTACCAAATCATCCATCAGAAGTAAATATTAATAAAGAACCTACTATGAAGGGTCCAAGTGATAGTGATGTAGATCGTATCTTGGATCAAATACAAAATTTTAGAGATGTAGAAGTAGGCAACATAAGTGATACACGCTCTATTCCAGAAGTAAATGAAGTACCACCACCTGCACCACCTAAAAGAAAACGAGGTCGACCTAAAAAAGATACATCCGCAGGTCTAAGTTTGAATATATAATTAAATACTTTATAAAAATGAATAGATTATAAAAAATGAATAGATTATAAAGAGTTTATTAATAAACATATTAATAAATATGAATCGTGATACTGTTGTCATTGTTGAATCACCGGGTAAATGTAAAAAAATTGAACAACTACTTAATGTTAAATGTATGGCAAGTTTTGGACATATTATGGATATACCACCTAGTATTAAATGGTTTGATCCTAATAATATTGAATTACCATACGAAATTACAAAAGATAAACATAAAGTTGTATCAGAACTAAAAAAATCTTGCAAAAGGAAGGGTGTTAAAGTGATAATTGCTTCAGATATGGATCGTGAAGGAGAGGCAATTGCAGAGAATTTAATGAGAGTTTTATCATTAAATCCATCAAAAACAGACAGAATACGATTTAATCAAATTACAAAAAAAGCACTCACGGATGCAATCGAAAATTCTGGTAGAATTGATATGAATCTATTTCATGCACAACAAGCAAGAAGAGTTGTAGATATTTTATATGGTTTCATTGTTTCTCCTATTTTGTGGAAAAATATTCAAGGACGAATTTCAGCAGGTAGATGTCAATCCCCTGCAGTCAAAATTTGTATGGATAGACAAAAAGAGCAACAATGTGGTGATAAATATTTTACAGCACATGGTAAATTAAAGATTAATAGTAGTATCATACTTGAAATAACCAAAAAAACAAGACCTATCATACGAGATAACATGTCTGAATGGATTGAAAATATAGCAAATAAAAAAACCATGACTCTCCTTTCAAAGAAAAAAGCAGTTCGAACTCAATCTGCTCCGCCTCCACATACAACATCAACTCTACAACAAGAATCTTACAAAAGACATGGTATTAATCCAAAACAATGTATGGCGTATGCTCAAAAATTATACGAAGGAGGCTACATTACATATATGAGAACCGATTCTACTGAATTATCCAATGAATTTAAATTAATCGCAAAAGATTACATAATAAATACATATGGTGACAAATATTTTGGAACTCTGCACAAAAAAAGAACAAGTAAAAAAAGTGTAAAGGCTCAAGAAGCACATGAAGCGATTAGGCCAATTAAAATTAACAACATACCTGACAATTCAATCGGTATTGGGGAAATGAAAATATTTATTCTGATTTGGATGAGATCTGTTGCATCACTTATGTCATCATCTAAATATGATGAATTTGTATCATTGTTTGAACCTACACAAGATACTTCAAAATCATCATCCGGTAATGATAAAAATACATGGGAATCTATATCTAAAGTACTTACATTTGAAGGATATCAAAAACTGAGGTATCCTACCTCAAATAAAGACAGTGATATTTCAAAAACAATGGAAGATAAAAGTAAAAAGGAGGCAATCATAAATGATAATCTCGAAATTGGACGCGAATATCCTATAAATGTATTATCTTTAAAGGAATGTGTCGAAAAGCCACCACCGCCTTATTCTACCGCTGATCTTATTAAAACTCTTGAAAAAACAGGTATTGGTAGACCATCTACATTTAGTTCAATTGTTGAAAAGATTCAACAAAAAGGATATATTACTATGGGAAAAAACCCATCACTGGATGTGTCAATGAGACAAGTATCTTGGAGCAATAAGAAGATAAAAGCCTCAGAATATATTCAAAAAATAGGAGGACAGAAAAATGTATGTATTGTTACACCTTTAGGACAAAATGTCACAGAATTCCTAGAAATGAATTGTGCACCCATTATAAAACTTGATTTTACATCGCAATTAGAAACATCACTTGATGCTATTGCAAATGGTCAAATTGAATGGAAATCATTTGTGAATGACTTCTATTCCAAAATGAAATCTTGTATAGATGCTATAAAACCCGCACCATCGTTGATAAATAACTCTGAAAGAACTATTAATTGGATTAAAATGATCCATAAAAATAAAGATACGAATAAAATCATCGGAGTTGTACATAATAAAAATGGTTTTGCTTTGGCAGAAGGAACAAATAATGCTATTGAAAAATATTCACCAATGCCTTATGGATCAAGACCAGATGATGTAACCGTAGAAGAAGCAATCGAATATATGAAATTACCTAAACATATAGGTGTATTTAACGGTTCAGATGTATATTTGCATTTGGGTCAATTTGGATGGTATGTTAAAATAAATAATACAAATAAAAGTATTTGTAAACAAAGAGATATGCCATGTAACGATTATATATTATCAAAGTTAAAAGAAGTACCTAAAAATGAGAAAGTCACGAGTATCACAACCGAATGGTCTATTTGGAAAAATCATGAAAAAGAATCCCATTTCATAATGAAAAAAAATAAAAATGGAAAGGTCTCATTTTATCCTTTACCAAATTTCTCCAAAACCAAAAAATATACTGCAAAAATGTGTCAGGAAATTGCAGATGCTCAACCCAAAAAAATCTATAAATCAAGAAAAAAATATGTGAAAAAACCTTAAAGATTTAATCTTTAAACATTGATATCTCAAAACCATCTATTTTTTCATTTTTTTTACATAGTTCATTAACAATATCATCTAAATCATTATAAAATAAGTAATCTACACCAAGATATTTTCTAATATCTTCTATTGAACGAGAATCATAATATATGAGTTCCTCCTTTGTTGGTATGTAAATACCAAAATTATTCGTATTTTTTATTACCGGTGAACATGAAACAAATATAATCTTTCTAGGATTGCATTTCTTAACTATATTTATAATATGTTTACTTGTATTACCTCTAACTATTGAATCATCTACTATCAATACATTCTTATTTCTAAAAACCAAATCATTACACGTAATTTTCCTCTTTATATTTTTTATAATTGTTGTCTGATCTTTCATAATAAAAGTTCTATCAATATAACGATTTTTTATCAATCCATTCCTAATTGGTATTTTTAATATATCTTGAATTCCATTTGCAAATGTAATACTCGTATCAGGAACTGGCACTATAACATCAATTACTTCATTTATATTATTCATAATATGCTTACCCATTATTTGCCCAATTGATATCCTAGCATCTAATACATTTATATTGTCTAAAATAGAATCTGATCTTGCAAAATATATATACTCAAACAAACACGGTGTTAATACAGAATATTCAAAATGATGGTTTGTTATATGGCCAGAATCTTCAAATATAATAGTTTCTCCTGAATTAACATCTCTAATTATTTCAAAATCCAATATATTTAATACGGTTGATTCACTGCAAACTAAATTTATATTTTTGTTTTTCATACCCCAAATTAAAGGTCTTATCCCACATCTATCACGAATAGAAATCATTCCATAACCTTCAATTATAATGTTTACACAAAAACTCCCTTCTACTATTGAATGTATATAATTAGTTGTCATAAATATCATTTCTGAAGTTATGACATTCGTCTTAGATTGTTTAAGCAAAGAATATAATTTACTTGAAAATATACAAAGAAATATATATGAATCTGATTCCGATGAAGTAAGAATGTTATATTCTGATTCCAAAATATTTTTCAAATATTGTATATTTATTATATTTCCATTGTGACAAATAGTTATTCTTCGTGGAAAATTACTATAAAAGGGTTGTAATCCATCTATAACACCATTTGTAGCATATCTAACATGACCTATACAACAATTGCTCTTTAATTCTAGTAATTCACTGTCAACATATGATGTTTTAACAAGTCCATTTTTTTTTATGATTCTTTTTGATGTAGCTATCCCAACGCCGTCTTGACCCCTATGTTGTAACCCCAACAATCCTTCAAATATAATGTAAATTACATCCTCAGAATTATTTATAGTATGAACACCTATAATCCCACACATATACTCTTCATACCTGTTTTATTCATAAGTATGTAAAAATGATTTGCATTATTAACTTAATATCATATATGAAAAAAATTGATGGCATATATCATCTTACAATGTGTAAAAGAGAAAAGTAAATTGCGAATCAGATTTAATTCATTTGTTGATGGCGAAGGAAAACGTTATTTAGATGTTTACAATAACAAATATAATTGTAAATTTCCTAACAAAGATGAAATCCGAAAAGAAGGACGTTATTATAAAATCTCCGATAAAGATTTAAAAATAACATCTAGACAAAATTGTGTTCCCTTTTATACTGTTTCTATAAAAGAACCACATAAAAGTATTATAAATGTTCTTGACGCAATTGATGTATATAAGATAGTAGAAGAGTGTGTTATTTGTTTAGATAGTAAACCAAATATCACATTCGCACCATGTGGACATCATATTACATGTAAAGAATGCTATGATATATATAGATTTCAAAAAAATACATGTCCTTTATGTAGAGTTACAATAACAAGTGCAATATTGTAAACTTATTCTATCTACATCCATCAATTGAATACGAGTTCTCTCCGTCTCCCCCAGATCCAGAATCAGCATTACAACGTTCGGCATTTTGATACAATCTGTTATTGTCTTCCAAATTTACAACATGACTTGATGTTACTATTTGATTGTAGGATAACGCATGACGTTGTGTTAAAGTAGTCCAAATCAAAAAACTATATGCAATTAATCCAATAATCATACCAAACGAAATGATGAGTCCCGCAGTCTTAGGTAAACCTAAATCAGTTGAATATAAAACTAGTATAATGATACAAAATATAAGCAACATTCGTCTAAGAAATTTGTTTTTTATTTGAATACGGTCAAGTTGATCCTTATTTATATCTGTTTGACGATTTACAGTATTTTTATCATGTGTTACCTTATTCAAATGATCAGTTGTGATTTTTTCCAGTTCTGCATAAGATCTTAATAATTCTTTCGAAGTCTTATTCTCTCTTATAGTAGTACCTTTGTGTTTTTTTGAATAATTTAATTTAGATCTTTCCTCTATTAGTTCTGAATTTGAAGCTAAATTATTCATTGTACGAAATGTAATACTGTTTTTCAATACATATTTCCTGAATGTAGGTGTAAATATTTGCATTATCATACGAAACTGATGTATGTAGATAGGTGTATCGGATATCCACTTTTTTGGTTTTTTTATTTTATCTCTTCTTCCAAGATTCAGTACATTTTTCATATTATCTTCACTTATTCTTTGAACATATGTAGGTGAATCATATCGTTTTTTGCTTTTATCCCAGTTAAGACGTTTTAAATCAATATATATAGCTTTCGTTAATTGAATCAACCTTTTATGTGGTTCACTATCCTTAAAATTTACATTAACTGAATTTAAAACTTTAATAAAATTTTTAAAAGTATCTACTGAGTCAATTGATGCAATCCAATTTGACCCGTCATTACTTACAGCTTCCCCTCTAAATGGTCGCGGGGGATAACAAATATCAATACCTCCTTTGAAACAACTCATCTATTATTATTTAATATTTTTAATTATTCCAAATTCCACCTGATCCTAAATGCATATTAACATCGGCTAGTGTACTAGATGGCAATATAGGCATGAATGAGCTTAAAGCAGATTTTTCTTGGGGACCTTTGAGATACATTTTATATATATTTTCTACACTAACAGTTCTTGGAAAATATTTAAATTGTGAAATATATCCATCATATGTTTCTGAATCTTCACCTCCTATTATTATTGTTTCTGGTAAATATGGTTCCAATTCAAATGGTAATATAAATGTTCTTGCTAATTTTCCATTCAAATAAAAGTCCATCGTTTTACCCCATTGTGATATAGCAATGTGATTCCACGATTGTAATCTTATATTATCTAATGAATAATTCATTACATTATTATTTCCAAACCTTCTTGATTTTTTTGATATGTTTTGATTAACATCAAAATATGGTTGATTAGTTGTAGAATCTATGAATTGAACTGTCATTACAGGTCCTTCTTCAAAGTTAACATACATTGTATAGTTTTTGTATTTTCTTTCAAAAATTAATTTTGGATTTCCATCGTTCCAGTAGTTTTTAATATATGTCCAGAAACTATATGTATATTCATTCGCATCTGATGTTACAATTTTATTACCACAAATTTTTGGGGCAGGTGACATCTCAACAGGAACACCAATCAGTGTAATACCCATATTTTTTTTACTAAAAAAACGAATTGCAATAAAAATTAATGCAATTAATAAAAAAAAGGCAAGTATTCCTAAAACAATTGAATTAAATCCACTGGGTACATATGGAATCTCTAATTTACTTTCGTTTGATTTTAAAAAATTAGTTACAGTTTCCATTTATTATTTCATGTAAAAAAAAAAACAACTTATTTATAAATGAATGCAATAAATTCTACCCAACTAATTGAATTTGCAAACAGTGGAAGTATAGCCTCTCAAATTTTTGCTGGTATTACTATTGTTATATTAGTGTATATAGTTCTCAATTTACTGGCTTTTATGTTTAACAGAGTTGTAAACGTATTTGTATCAACACCTTTAATTCTTGATGGAATGCAATCTGCATCTACAGGTTTCAAAGTATCTCAAGATCCCCATAGAGGAAATTCAAAACTTCTAAAAAGATCTGCAAACGAAAAAAATGGAATAGAATTTACATATTCAATGTGGATGAACATAGATTCTTGGGAGAATCAACAACCAATTTGGAAACATGTACTTCATAAAGGTCCTCAATATGATATGGATGTTACTAAAACTAAAGAACCACACGAATTTTGTGAAATACAAGCACCAGGTATTTGGATTCATCCCAATACCAATACTATTCGTGTTTACATGAACACTTATGATTCAGTAAAAGAATACGTAGATATTGCCAATCTACCTATTAAAAAATGGTTTCATATAGCTATTGTATTGTCACATAGAAACTTAGACATCTACATCAATGGATTTCTCAAAAGAAGACTAAAATTAAAAGGAGTACCAAGACAAAATTATTATGATCTTCATGTGTCAAGAGATGGCGGATATCAAGGTCATTATTCCAATATTAGATATTATAATTATGCTATGTCAATGACATCTTTGCAATTGTCCGTAAGAAATGGACCCAATTTCAAATCCATTCAATCAAATAACGGTGCGAAATCTGGTATCCCATATTTATCAAATAGGTGGTGGACAGAAACTGATTAAAATTGTAATAATTCGAGACTGTGCAGGAAAAAAAATATTTTTTATAAATAATAGGTGTTAAAATGACAAAAAACCAACTTTTTAAAAATATACCGACCGAAGAAATGTGCACAGAAGTTTTACGTGCGTTTGGTTTGAAATCAATATATGATACAACAAATTTCTCAAAAAAAGACCTAGAAGTAATTGGTACTGTGCAAAAAATATATGAGTTAAAAGAACAATTAGAATATTTTTACATTCCTTGTAAAGCAAGAACGTATTTAAATGATTTGTCTCCAAAAAATTGCATAACCATATTAAGACAAATACTTAAGATTTTCGATAGGACAGTGACGTCAAGGGAAAAATATATTCGTGGACAAAAATATGTTATATATCAAATTATTCCAAAAGAATATCGCAAATATCAACCGGTATCTATAAACAATAATATAGAAAGCTCATTCTATATTAATTTTGATTAAATACATTTGTTTATAATCCCAGATCTTAGCAAATTATGTCTGAAATGTACATATTTTCCATAAGTTAGAATTCTATCTTCTAACGGAATATTAAATATTTCATGTCTAAATTCCCTATCTTTATAAATCAAATTTATGAAATCCGCTACTTTTTTGTAACTCCCAAAGATATTAAATAAAAGCTCCAAACCATCTGAGATTTTAGGTCTTTTACTATTACCAAGTATTAATATACCTTTGTATAAATCTTCTTGGAGATTTGGAATCTCCGGTCTTGTTGTATGAGGACAATATAGGAAAATATTTCGAAATACAATATTTGGACAATTCATATTGTTCAATTGAGTAGTAATGTTTTTATCTAAATATCTTACAGAATCCATTCTATTATGTTTTCTAATTCTATATGTTTTACCAAAATATCTAGTTATGTTTGTATCTAACGTATTCAAGTACTTTACATTATCATTTTTAACTATCTTCATTTTGAGTATATCCAACCGCTTCCTTGGTTTCTCCAACTTCTTCTCTCGATTTTTGTAATATTATATCCTTCATTACGAGACTTGTTGTCGAGAAGAATGCATCGTGAAGATTCATTATATTCCCTAAATTCCCATAATTCATAAGATGAGCCTGGCAGCCATACGTCCACGAATCTTCCGGGTTTGTATTCAGATTATAAGGATTTGGTCTTACAATTGTAAACATTGTCATGTTTTCTGTTATAAAATCTGATTTGTTATCTGGCGTTTTTGCATCTTCCCAATCTATTATTCTTGCCTGTTTTATGGTCCCATATTTTGTATGCATGTTTACTAACTCATCAAGTTTAGTATGTTTACAGTTTCCACTTACTATAATTATTACCTTATTATAAAAATTGCAAATAGGTAATTCAGAATATGAACCCTCTCCACCAGTTATAGGTTGCCCTCTCTCATAATGAAAAGAGGGGTCTAACAAGATATTTGTTGGAAAAGCATTCACAATAAATTCTGCTGCCCGATCCATCATTTCTAAATTATAATCCTTTATATTGAGATGTAAAAATAAAGGATCATTCAATTTATGACGTTTAAACGCCTCCTCTAATATTACTTCCAAGCATCTCTCAAAACAAATACTATTAAGCGATTTTTTTTGTCCCCATTCTGATTTAACAATAGGATACGCACCAGAATTTGTAATATTTGTATATAAATCAATATCAATTAATCTTGCACCTCCTACCAAAACTGCACGTAACATCTCCTCACTTACATAGTTCCCACCCGCTATTTGAAATGCACAACTTTGATTACTTGATGCTATATAAAAATCAACAACTTTAGCACCATTTTTCATATCACATGTAGAATCTGAATCTTTACACGTCGAAGCATCACATCTTATATCATTTGCAGGATAGTATGTGCCAGTATGGTAGGTTTTGCACCTATTTATAGGTATGTTATTAAATGATCTTTTCTTATAATGTTCTATTATTCTTTGTACAAAAGGATATTTCTTCAAATATAAAGATACGTGATCATTTGATTTATTACAACGAATAAATTTGAAAAAACCTATCATAACAGATAACATAAATATGAAAAATAATATATATGCTAACGTATTATGTTCATATTTGTCAATAGCTATTATGTAAATTGATAATAATATAAAACAGGTCAGTCCACCATACATAAAAAATGATAATTCTTTATTAGTATTGTCGCAACCAGATGTACTTGGTAAATAATACAAATGCAAAGCTATGAATACAAATATTAAAACGAAACCTATAAATCCTATAACAAGATTAACAGTTGGTTTTATTTTAGACACTTTTGATAATTTAGAAAAAGAACGCAATCTATCCATATATTACTTCTATACTTAAATTATTCTGTAACATAAAAATGATCTTGAAAGTATATAAGATTACACCTTCGAGTTAATACTAGATATGACTCGACAGAACAAGATTTTAGCAGCATTGTACTCTTATTTTGAGAAGCATCTCTCAATAGTAGTTCAACGCTAACTCCCCAAATAGATTACCAACTCATTATGCAGCACTTGTTATATCAGGTAAACCAATAAGTATTGGAGCATCCGGATTAGCAGGATGTTCAAAATTATGTAAAAATGCAGTTACAAGACATGCCGAGATTGACGCTATATATAAATTTAAAAATAAAAATAGATTAAAAAAAGCGGCATTGTGGAGTGTACGATGGAAGAAAGTAAATAATGAATACGTTCTTGCAAATGCAAAACCATGTCTTTATTGTAGAAATGTTATAAGAAAATGCGGTGTTCGTACAGTATTTTACAGTGATGATAACGGAGAAATTAAAAAAACCTCTATTGATAATCTTGAATGTAAACTTACTACCGCAAGTATAATTCATTTAAAATCAAAATGTGGATATAAAAATGCATCATATAGATAAAGTATTAAATGTTTTTTTATTTTTATTTATCAAATAAAAAAATGATCTCGTTACAATTTGTATAGTATACACACTTATAAGGAATTATGGCTGGTGAAATGATTGATTCACTTTATGCGACTTGTTCTCTCACTCTAGATACTCTAGATGCAATTCTTCAAAATATTAAGATAAACAATCTTCACAGAAGTAAAAGAATCTTGATAAAATTTTTGAGAACTATTCTAAAACAGAAACCATTGCTTAAGATTGAAGGAAAATCTGCAAAAGATACGAAAGAGTTACATAAATATGTTATGAAAATTCATAGAGAAGTTGTAAAAGATTTACTTTCGTGGATTAAGAAGGATCATAACAAAAATATCAGAAAACACATTAGTTCTAAGATTAAAGAATTGAAAGTCATAATCGATAATATCAATCAAAACAAATCTAAAAATCTAAAGAAGAAAAAGAAGTTGAAGGATGAATCTGAGGATGAAGGGTCTGAGTCTGATGATTCTGAAAAAGACTATAACTCATCGGACGATTCTGATTATGAATATAACTCAGAATCAGAGAGTAGTTTTGATGAAGGAGAAAGCGATTCGTCATTTCATCTTGATTCTTCTGATGAAGAGGAAGAAAATACAGATGACGGCGATGATTCTGAAGACGAAAATGATAATGACGATGATGAAGATACAGACGATGAAGAAGATACAGACGACGATGAAGATACAGATGAAGAAGATTCTAAGGAAAAATCATCTAAAAATACCAAAAAGAGAAAAAACAATGATAAAAAGAATAAATCAAACAAGAAGGAAAATAGCAAAAAAGTAAGGATTAAGGAGAAGAAGAAATTGGAAAAACTTGAGAAATATATTAAGATGATGAAATATAAGTCTCATGAAGGTACTACTGCTCATCTAAATTCATTTAAGAAATGTTCTAAGTCTCAAAAGAACAAAATTCTAAAAGAATTTGAAAAATATGAGAATAGTGGAGAAGGTGGTAATAAACCTCTTATGTATAGAGTATTATTATCTGATATCCCCGATAATGGTAAACAAGATATTTTAACTCGTATTCAACAAAATAGACAAGAAGATTCATCCAAATTTAGGGAATGGTTGGAAGGTGTTCTTTCGATTCCTTTTGGACATTGTGTTGATACTCCTGTAAATTCATCGTCTTCTAAGACAACTATCAAAAACTTTCTGGGAGAGACGCGTGATTGTTTGGATGATGCAGTTCATGGACATGAAGATGCGAAACAAAAGATCATGCAATTTATTGCACAAACAATCTCCAATAAATCTCCTCATGGTCTTGTATTAGGGATTGAAGGACCTATGGGAAATGGTAAAACAACTCTTGTTGAAAAAGGGTTTGCAAAAGCACTAAAAAGACCTTTCATTACAATTCCTTTAGGGGGGATTCAAGATGGGTCTTTCCTTGAAGGTCATGGTTATACTTATGAAGGTTCACGTTGGGGGGCAATTGTTAATTCTCTTATTGTATCTGGGTGTATGAATCCAGTTATCTATATGGACGAATTAGACAAAGTAAGCCAGACTCATCATGGAAATGAAATTATTAACTTGCTTATTCATCTTGTAGATCCTTCACAAAACAATCATTTCAGAGATAAATATTTTGCTGGTATTAACTTTGATCTATCAAAGGCCACATTTATATTCTCATACAATGATGCTGACCAAATTAATCCAGTATTAATGGACAGAATTACACATCTAAAAACAAGAGGGTTTCGATTGCCAGAAAAGGTGATTATCTCACAAAAATATTTATTGAAATCAATCTTCGATGACGTTGGAATTAATGATTCGGATATTGAAATCCCAGATGATGTTGTTGAATGGATTGTACAAAGTTATACTCATGAAGGTGGTGTACGAGAATTGAAGAAGATCTTGTACGATATTGTTCGTGAAATTAATTTGCGTAATTTAACATCAAAACGAATTAAATTTCCACTTAAAATTAATAAGAAGGATTTGGAAAATGATTATCTTAAGAAACGAAGGATTTATCAACATGAAAAGATTCACAGAAAATCTACCGTTGGTAAAATTAATGGTTTATACGCTACATGCAATGATACTGGAGGTATCACTGTTATCGAAGCGTCTTGGGTACCTTCTGATGTAAGATTGCGATTGGAGTTAACAGGAAGACAGGGTGATATCATGAAAGAAAGTATGCAGGTTGCCAAAACATTATCTTGGAAACTTCTTCCTGATGATCTGAAAGAAAAATGGGAAAGGAAGTGGATAAATGATGGATTTCAGGGAATTCATATTCATTGTCCAGAAGGTGCTACTCCTAAGGATGGACCAAGTGCTGGTGCTGCTATCACAACTGCACTATACTCTCTTCTATCTGAAAAGACAATTAAAAATACAATTGGTATTACTGGTGAGATTGATTTGTCTGGAAAAGTTCTAGAGATTGGAGGATTAGAATCCAAAATTTTCGGGGCTATTAATGCAGGATGTAAGAAGGTTCTTTGTCCAATTGGTAACAAAAAGGACTTAGATAAAATTATGGAAGAAAGAGGAGAAGAATTCAAAAAATACAAAATTGAAGTAAAGACAGTTACTACTATCAAAGAAGTATTCAAGGAGATGTTAAAGTAAGTCTACTATAAGAACAATAAGAACAATAAGAACAATACATTATTTTTTTAATAATAAAAAATGTTTGTATGCAGTGATAATCTAAAAAAATCAGTAGATAATTTTAAAACAGACACCACGCTTTATGATTCAATACCAAAAGAATTTAGTAGATTTAAGAATAAAACGTTTCTTGAATGGGAAATACCACCTTGGGAATTATTTATATTTAAAGATAAATTGATTGGGTCTGGTTCTTTCTCAAACGTATATCTTGCTAAATGGAGAGAAACTCTTGTTGTAGCAAAAGTTATTAATAAAGATATTTGTGAGGAGAAACAAAAACTACTTTTTATAAGAGAAATTGAGATTATGACGAAATTACATCACCCGAATATAGTACAATTTCTTGGATATATAGATTCACCCTTTATAATTATTATGGAATATATACCCGAAAAAAATCTTTTAGATTGCACACCGAGATTAAATCTAAAACAAAAAATATCAGTTACTAAAGATATATTTCAAGGGCTTGCATATTTTCATAATAGAATTCCTGAATCATTAATCCATAGAGATATAAAACCTACAAACATTCTTTTAACTGCATCGAAAAAGGCAAAAATTGCAGATTTTGGGTTGTCAAGATTATATCATTTAGAAAACATAAAACGTACACTTTCAAGTGAAAATATAGGTAATCCTCCCGAAAAAAATGAAAAGAAAGAAGACCAATGGACCGGTGATGTTGGAACAAGAAGATATATGTCTCCTGAATTAGTAGATATTATTAAAAGTAAAAATATGAATTTTACTTATTCAAACAAAATAGACATTTATTCATGTGGAATAATGTTATATGAATTATTCGAATCTAAAAGATATTTTCCAGGAGAGGTAAGATCATGGAATAAATGTCCAAAATATATTAAAAATATGATCGAAGATCACATGTTATGTATAAACCCTGAAGAAAGAGATGACGCTTTAACACTTTTACGCAACTTGAATAATTATGAAGAGGAAAGCGTAAATATATGTTGTAGTTTTTTTTAATAAAATAATGATAGTATCAATGTGAAATCATGTATAAATATATCTAAATAATAAAAAGAATGAATATTTCAATAAATTTTAAAGGGTTATTTCTAGGTTTACTAATGAATATTACAAGTCAATTAAGCATTTTTTTATACGAAAAATTATATATAAAAGAAATTTTAAATCATTTGTTTGTATTCGAAGGTACTCCACTTACTTTTTTATTTTTAGCAATATATTGGGTGTCCGGGACATTACCAGATAGCTATTATGATATGAGTTTGAATTTTGAAATATTGAAATTCTTCAAGATGTTAATATTTCAGGATTTTCTCCAGTATTTAAGTCATTATACTGCACATAAACTAAAATTTAGATACCACTTACCACACCATAAGGCATATATTCCAAACATACTAGATGCCTTTAAAGGTACTATTTCAGATACATTATTTATGATTTTAGTTCCACTAATTTTAACAACTCAAATAATTAAAACAAATTGTATCACATTTCAAATTTTTGGTAGTTTTTATTCATCTTATTTAATATTAATTCATGCTCATTACGAACATTTTTGGGAAAAATATATTTGCAGAATAGGTTTTATGATAACAAAAGATCATAGAGAACATCATAAAAGACGAAATGTTAATTTTGGTCATGTTTTCATATTTTGGGATGTTATTTTTAATACGGGTCATGTAGATATACAAATATATAGAATCGATCCATTGAAAATAGTTAATAGACAATTGCAACTTGAATAATGATAACTACAAATTATTGGGATAAGAGAATTTTTTCAAATATATTTTTTAATTTTCTGCTTTTTAACCATCCACCATGATAACCGTGTCTGTAAAATACGTTCTTATCGACAAAATTGTTCTTTATAATATCGTAATCTGCAATTGTATTGAAAATGAAATCACTATGTGATACAAATAAATAGCGTGGATATGATCTTTTTATAGTAGATCTTTTGTGTTCAGTGTGAAATAAATAATTTGTACTGCTTGCACATCCATAACCTAATATAGTATGTATAAAATAACTCATTATACAATTTAAAAAACGATACTTATAAGTGAGTAATAAAGTTCTAGAATTCAGAATTTCAATTGTTTTGAATAAAGACCGCTTTCTTGTAAAATACAAATCGATAACTGACCTAGAGCTTAACAATGGTTCAAAAAGATATACTGATTCTATTTTTATATCATATTCATAATTCACTATAATATCTTCTAAACATAAATATTTAACACCTCCCAAAGACCATGCAAGTATATGTATATTTTTATAAGATTCATTCTCTAAATAATTTATAATATCATAACAATAATCATATTCTGTTTGCGATAATGAATGATTCAAAGATAAATCTCCAGGACCATATTTGGGTATTATAACATCATATCCACTATTTAATATTATTGTTACGATATTTATCAATTGAATCAAAGATCCTGATAGTCCAGGAAAGCAAATTAATAATTTGTTTTTTTTATTCTTTTTTTTTGTTTTTAACCTATATATATAACAATCTTTCTTGTAGATATCTATGTCTGATATACAAGATAATTTTTTTAAAGTATAAAAATTTAGAAAACTTAGAAAAACTTGAACAATAAATGGTAACGGAATATGTAAATAATCATTTATTTCGTGTTCTTTTTTATAGGGATGATTATTATGTAATTCTTTAACTAAATTTTCTAAATTTATATCATTTGTACTGAACGACTCCTTTAAAGTAACTAATAAGTCTTGTTTTTCTATCCCTTTCGCATTTAATATATCCTCTTTTAATAAGTCTAAAGAACCTGAACTTGGAGATTTACATAATACCTTCTTTTGATTTTTTATTTGCCATGTTCTTCTTTTGTGTATATAATATTCAAATAGTAAGTATGTACCTAACAAATATATTGTATTTCTCTTATTTACAATCATAATTGTACAAATAATTATTATCAAATAATAAATAAATATTTATATTATAATAATGAATATTAAAGAATACATTCGAAGTATTCACGGGTTTCGTTTAATGAAAACTATCACATGTTTGACAATTATACCAACTATAATTATATTCGGATACCTTTTGAAAATTGATTATGATAATAATAAAAACTCTCTTAAAAAAAAACCAAACAAAAAATATATAGGACTTTTGATTGCAGTGGCTCTTATATTTTTCCTCTTAGATTTCTGTATTCTTTGTACTCGATTATTTAATCAAAAATTAACGGGTGAATTTAATGTTTTTACATTAATGTTAATATTTTTAAGTTCAATTTTAGTATTTTGTAGCGTATATTATATCATGCATGAGTATGATAATGATGCATTTATGATTAGTGGTAGTATTGAAAAAGAAGATCCTTTATACAATACAAAAACGTATCTAACATATCTATATTATTCTATTTATACTCTTTTCACGCAAGGATATGGTGACATTTATCCTAAAAAAGTATATTCTCGTCTTACAGCATGTTTACAAATGCTTATATCTTATATTCTTACTGCTTACGTATTCAGTAAAATTATTGCTAATAGTGAACAAGTTAGTTCTAATTAAATAAAAATGAAGCCATGACATCTTAAATATCATAAGACTTGGAACGATGAACGACTTAAATGTATCCACGTTAGTGATGATGTTAGATACAAATATACGCATGAATCCAAGAAAATTAGATGAAATGTTTGAGGTTTTAGAACCGATTGATTATAACGCCAATAAAGAAGGTGTTGTTAAAATTAGTGTCAGAGGAAAACATAAAGGATGTTGCAAGAAGATGATGTATCAAAAAAGTAAAACTACAAAAAATGAAAAAAAAACTTTTCAGAATCAATTAAGTTTCTATGTACGTGTATTTGAATCTCAAGATGTTACACGTATTGGTGAAAGTACATATGACGAAGAGACAAACACATATATTTGGAATTTAAAAAAAGGACAAACAGCATTTCAGTTCAATTCAATTCAATGTACAAGTAAACATGATGCAAATTTTATGACAGCAGTATCTAGCATTAACAGGAAATCCATTAAAGATGTCGTCTTATTTGAAAATAAAAAAGTTGATGGAAATGTTATTGACTTAGATTCCATTTGTTATTCAAACGAGATTAAGATTACAAGCAATCAACCAATAGAAAATGTCAAAATTGGTTTTGTAATAGAAGTAAATATGTTTGTATTTACATCTGGAAAAACAAAAGTAGCAGGATGTACTTCAAACAATCAAATTGATAATGCTATGAGTTTTCTTATGAATTGTCTGTCAAAACATTTAGGCGATGAAATACCAGATTATTTAGGTGTTAAAGCAAACGATTTCAAGATAATCTCAAAGACACCGGTTATGATTAATAGTGATTTCAAGAACTCCTTTGAAATTAAAAGATTTGAACTTGATATTTTAATGAGAGATAAGTACAAGTTAATTAGTACCTACGAACCATGCACACATCCTGCTGTAATTATTAAGTATTATTGCAATAATTCTCACGACGACTCAAGTGGAAGATGTTTGTGCAGAGAATTATATAATAATGATTTCTTTTGTAAAGGCAGAGGAGATGCAACAAAAGAAGGTGGGTGTAAATCCGTAACTATCCTTATATTTCAAAGTGGGAAAGTTATTATTACAGGAGGCCGAGTAATTGAACAAGTTCACAAAGCATATAACTATATAAAAAATGTACTCAAAGAAAACAGAAAGTTAATTGAAAGAGTCGAGAACGAAGTTTAACAAGTAAATTCGCTTATTAATTACACCCTTTGTTCAAAATTACTAGTTCTGTGTCTTTTACTAATCTTTTTTTTAATAAAGGATCATCGTTGTCATATAAATTTTGAAATTTTTCATAGCGTTCTTTTTGTTTAGGTTCGAGTTGTGTAAGTCCTTCGGAATAATGCAAATCAATTATCATATAACTTCTATCTACAATATCTTCTAAACATTCCTTCTTATTTGTAAGTTGCCATTTACCATCCTTATATATCGAAGCATATGGAAGCTTCTTATTCTCAATCTTTATATTTCTATTCTCAGGATTATTTGTACCAAAATGAAGAGTTCCCACTAAATTTGGTACCGATCCATATGGAATCGTTATTAAATGATTTAAAAAGGCAGATGTTATAGAATTCATGTTTTCACAACCGTAATTGTTAATTGTTACATTTAATGTGTTGTGTGTCGTATGATGTGTATGATGTGTAGTATTATGTGTAGTATTATGTGTAATTACGGGTGTCGTATCGCTTAATTCTTTTATTTTTTCAGTTAAATCAGATATCTTATTCTCCATAAGTTGCATTTTTTTACCTACTTTACATGTTTTTAAATGTCTACTTAAATGACATTTCCGATTATACTCTTTTGTACAATATATACATTCGAACTTATCACTCTCTAAAAAATTACAATTTGTATCATTTTGCTTTGGTTTTTTATTAATCTCTTCTAAGAGTTCACTTATATTTTTATTAGAATGTTTTGGTTTACATGGGTTTTTCCTATTGAGATGTCGTACGTATTGTGTTTTTATATGAGTAGAATATCCACACCTACAACATTTATACATTTATATGATTAACAATATTTATATTTAAACCAATAACAGCACATATTAAGAGATTGAAACCCGCATAATGTCCTATTTGTACATACAAATAGTTTACAAGTAATGATTTATCATATTGTGATATTAAATTTTTTATAAGATACTTTAATACCTGTTTTTAAAAAAATGATGACATTAGTGTACGTGAAATAGGTATGTCATCATTTTAAAATCGCAAGTTGACATTTTTTCGTTAAAAACTATTGAGATTATGTAAAATAACAAAGCGATTAAGGTATGTTACACATATGATGACATGTCATCATACCTGTGAAATTGTGCTGTTTTTACCTCATACACGTGTTTTGTGATTTTTGTATATTTGTAGCATGTGTTTTTAGCTTCTCTGAAATGATTGATTTTACCTATCTATGAGCTATTGTAATGCTTACTGACCGATGTCAATGATGTGTATTGAGCCACAAATTCAAAAATCGTATAAATAAT